CGCGCCGCCGTCCTCGCGTGGATGACCTCGTACCGGACGCCGCTGTTCTTCGCCCAGGCCGTCGGCCGCGTCGTCCGCGCGCGGGGCGCGCACGAGTCGGCGACCGTCTTCCTCCCCGCCGTCCGCCCGCTGCTTTCGCTGGCCGCCTATCTCAAGGCTTGGCTTATGCACATGACCGGCTATGAATCCGACAAGGATGCTTCGAGTTGACGGCTGATGCCGCCGTAGAGCACGAACGGATCGAGGTTCTTCCGGATGTTCTCGTGGAAGGTCTCGTGCTCCACGACCTGGAGCTCGACCGGAGCGCCTGCCGTCTCTGCGACGAGGAGCCCCTGACGATCTCCGACGACCGCCACGCCCGAGTCCATCCCGCGAGAGATGACCACGGAGAGCGGTCCGACGCGCTCCTGAGCGACGTTCACGAACTGCGTGAACGCGTCAGACGTGAGCCCGAGGAAGTACCCGAACCGATCCGGCGCGAGGTAGAGCGTGTCCGCGAGCCGTCCCGAGTTTGCGTACACCTCCGAGTAGCCGGCTCCGACCGCCGCCATGAGCTGCGCGAACGTCGGAGTCCCGCCGATCGGGCTCGAGATGTTGTTCGAGAACGCGGAGTGCTGCATGACCTGAGCCGCGTCCTGCTCCGTCTTGAGCGCGTAATCCGCGGCCGCGAAGCGGAACCACAGATCGAGCGCGTTCGGAGTGCTCCAGTTCACGGCCTGCCAGGACAGATCGCCGCCCCCGAGATAGACGCTCGCCGTAGCCGTCTGCATCGAGATATCCATCCCGGTATTCCCGGCCTCCGTCTTTTCCGACGCCTGCACGGCGACGACCGGAGTTGCATCGACGCGCGGATACGTGAACTGTCCGCGCTCGAGCGTGTCGCGCAGAGCCGACGCCACGAGCGGCCGGCTCGTGTCGATGATCTGAAAGATCTGCGCGATGTGCTGCGGCGGCGTCAGACCGGCGACATCGCTCGAGAGCGTGTTCGCCGGCGTCCGCATGGCGAGATTGAGCCGCTCGCGAGCGCGCTCGACCTCCTCCGTCCCGACGAGTCCCGCGATCTTCTGCGCGACCTTGCCGGAGCGGGATGCGAGGATCTCGTCCCTCGCGTACGCGGCGAACGTCCGGTAGCCGACCTGATCGCCGTCTGCGTCCACGATGGACGACTCTGACGCGAGCATCGCCCGGATGCGCCGCGCCTCCGTCTCTGCACGCCGGCTCGACTCCACCGTTTCCGTGAGAGACGTGATCTCCGCGTCGAGCTCCGTCATGCGAGTCCGATAGCCGGCGATCTGCTCCTGTTGCGACTCCGTGAGATCTCGCGAACCGTCCTCGCGAGACTCTGCGGAATTCAGGAGATTGTCATGCACGATCGTCGTCGTGCGGCGCTCGTCTACGAGCCGCGCGAGACGGATCTCCTGCACGTTCTCCATCTTTGGAACCTCCTATGAGCGATTGAGTTTTCGCTACGAACTGGAGGTGTCGTCTGCGGAGGTGTCGCCGGCCGGCGAGGTGTCCGCTGCGAGGTGTCCGTTCTTGAGACGGGATGGTACATCGATCCCGAGACGTTCTATGCGCTCCGCGAGCTCTGCATCGAACGGGAGCGGGAGAAACTCCGGCGCGAGCTCCTGAGTGAACGTGGAGATCTCCTCGTCCGCCTCGCGGAGTCCGAGCACGACCGCGCCCGAATACGCGGGATCACGACAGAGCGCGATGTTGCGGAGATTCGCTTTCACGCGCTGAACGACGCCCTCCGCCGTGCGGATCGACTTCACGAATCGCGCCTCGTACGAGACGCCTCCGAGAGCCTTCTCGCGCGTGAGCTCGAGCGCGGTATCCCCGGCCGGCGTGTCGAGCATCCGGAACGAGCCGTAGAACCCATCGCCGGCGGAGCGGAGCGCGAGCCCTCGTCCGACGACTCCGGTGATCCCCTGTTCGTGCTCGACGTTCACGAGCACCCGGTGCGCGGCATTGATCTGATGATCGAACACGCCCGGGAGCATCTCCTCCTCGTAGACCATTCCCGCCGGCAGACCTCCGAGCCCGTCGTTCGCTCTGATCCGCTCGCCGTAGGGAACGATCCGCACGTCCACGGTGCGTCCGTCGCCGGCCTCGAGCTCGACGGCGAACGTCCGGCGCGCGTAGATGATCTCCGGCTCGATCAGCGTTTCGGTCATACGCCCCCACTTGATACCACGGAAAGCGGTCGGAGAGCCGGCGACGCCTTCACGGCGTTAGCGAGCTGCGGATCGTCGTCCGCCTCGAGCGAGCCCTCGATCGTGATATCCGTCGCGTCCTGAGTGACCGCCTGACCGGCCGGGAGCATCTGCGCGGAGAACGCGTCCATGATCCGCTTGCTCGTCGTGCGGAGCTCCGTGAGCCACCACATCTGCATAAGCGCGAGCGGATTCTGATACGTCAGTCCGCCCTGGAGCGCCATGTTCAGAACGACGGAGGGAACGCCGAACGCCGTCGCGAGCACGCGCGCGTTCCACTCCTGCGACTGGAGGAGCTCGAGATCCGCGGGATCGAACGACATCTCTTTCGGCTCGATATCCGGAGGGACGACCGGCGGACGCCCGTTGCGAACTTGCGTTTTCTCGTCCCATTGATCCGCGATAGCCGTCGCCTGCTCCGAGTCGATCCGCCGTTTCGCCTGGAGGTAGAACTTCGGGATCCCGCCCGACTGGACGGACGCGGCCTGATTCTGCGCCGCGAGGAGCCCGAACGCGGATTGCGCGTACGAACGGAGCGCGCTCGTACCCTTCACGCGCGAGCCGGGATTCCGATCGATCTGGATACAGCGCCGCGGATCGAGCACGACCTCCCCGAGCTTGTAGCGCCGCGTCCCGAACTCCGTCCGCTCGATCGTGAGCGCCGACGAGTCGAGAACCGTCCACGTGCGCGGCATCCCGGTTTCGTAGAAATCCGTGACGTACTGGACGGAGAATCCCCACCCGTAGTACTGCTCCACGATCGCGAATAGCGCGTCTCCGATCCCGTTCGGATACCAGTTCGGATCGGGAGCGGAGATCCAGCGCGGCTCGAGCGCCGACTCCGGTCCGTGCCACTCGAGCCGGAGCGACGACATGAGTTGCGCGTTTAGCTGAATACAGCGGTTCGCGACCCAAACGCGCTCCGCGAGCGTCGCGTCTCCCGGGAACCATCCGCCCGTCGTCAGACCGTTCTCACGCCAGAACGCCGGGAGGATCGTATTCCCGAGAGAGATCCTCGTTCCCTCGAGCGGCTCCATTTCGGTTCGCTCCGCGAGGGATGGATCGAAAGCTGCGGCTATGCGTCGAGCGATTCCCACGTCAGTAGATCGCGAGCTCCCGTGTCGTGTCCGGTGCGCCGGATGCGCTCCACAGCGCGAGTGTAATCCCTACGAGGGACGAGATATCGACGGAGCTCGACTTTCGCGCCCACGTCTGCGAGTCGGAAAGCGGCCGCGTGCCGGCTCCCCGGAGCGCCGCGACGATCCGCGAATCCTCGAGGTGCCGGAGCGTCTGCTCCTGAACGGCGTCCACGAACAGTCCGAACGCCTGCGCGTTTTGCGCCGCGTTCACGAGCTCGAGCTCGTAGCCGGCATCGAACAGAGCCTCCTGCGCGGCATGGATCAGCGACGCGCCCGGACCGCGTTCGTCGCAGACGATCGAGAGCGGCGAGTGCGTCCGCGCGAGCTCCACGATCCGCGCCGGGATCCACGACGTACCCTCGCGAGCGTCCACCGTTTCCACGTGAAAATTCCCGTCCGCGTTCCAGCCGGCCGCGCAGATCGAGCCGCATCGATCCGGCGACACGTCGAACGCGAGACATAGACCGCGCTCGATCGAGGAGCGCGGATCCGTGAGCTCGTTCCACGCCGCGATCGAGATCGGACCGCGACCGTCTCCGAGATCCGGCCACGAGCCGACGCCGTACCGCTCGACGGCATACGAGCGCGCCGGCGTCCCGTCGCGGAGCATCGCCGCGTACTCCGCGCGCGCGTACTCCTCCGTGATCCGGAGCCCGTACGCCGGATTCACTGACGCGAACCGCTCGAGATCGAACCCGTCCGGCACGAGCTCCGGCGAGTCGAAATCGAGCGACCACTCGAACCACGCGAGCCGCTCGTTCGAGCCCTCGAGCGCCTGATCGCGGTACCGGGTGAACACGTAGCCGTCCTCGTGGATCGTCTGATCGACGGCGGAGCCCGTGAGCCAGATCTGCGGATTCGGTTGCGCCGTGAGTACGTACATGATCGCGCTCTCCGTCTCCTCCGAGACGTACATCGCCTCGTCCAGCTTGACGACGCCGGCCGAGAATCCACGGCCGGACGACTTCGTTCGCGTGCGGAACCGGATGCGCGCGCCGTTCACGAATTCAATCTCCTCGTGACCGTTCGCGCGCCAGACGTGTTTCACGAACGCGGACAGATACTCCGACCGATCGATCTTCTCGCGCATCCGGCGGAACGCCTCTTTCGAGGTGTCCGCGAGGTGCGCGGAGTGAACCTGGAGCTCCTCCTCGAACAGACACGCGAGAACGAGCTCGCGCGCCTCGAGGATCTCGTTCTTCCCGTTCTGCCGCGGACAACAGACGCCGACGACGAACGCCGCCCACAGACCATCCGCGCGAACCATGAGCGAGACGCGGAGAACTTCGAGCTGCCACGGATCGAGCGCGATCCCGGCTTTGCGAAGGAACTCGAGGATCTCTTTCCAGCGCGGGTGATTCGTGCCGGCCGGCTCCACGAGGATCCGCGGAGTCTGCGCGCCGATCACGCGCCGCGCTCGCGCTCGAGCGTTTCGCGGATTCGTCGGAGGAGACGTTCGCCGCGCTCCGATACCTCCACGCATCCCGGCGTGTCCGTGTCGATCCACGCGCAGAGCTCGTCCACGATCGGCTCCGCTTCCGCGAGGAGCTCGAGCGGCGTCGCCTCCCGATCCGGCTCGTTCACCATTCCCGGCTCGTAGTCCGCCGGCGTCCGGCAGTAGCGCGGTTACATCGCCGGTGCTCCGGGCCG